TGACGGGTCCAACCGGTCCGGCAAGACGCTTCATGCGGCCTGGAAGATAGCCGCCATTGTCACGGGCCGGTGGCAAGGTGCCAGCGGCAAACGGTTTCCAAAGACCGGCGGGCAAGCGTGGTTGATCGGTTTGGACGGCGATCATCTCGCTGATCCCATGTGGAAAAAACTCACCACGCCGGGGCAGTTCAAGCTGATTCAAGACGAGGTTACCCGGCTCTGGCGTGCCGTCCGGCCTGATCCCAATGATCCCACACGGCTCGATCCTTATGACGAGGCATACAAGGAGAAGTGGAGGGACGCGCCGCCGTTTTTGCCGGATCGCTGGATCAAGCACGCGGCGATGGAAGACAAAGCCAAAGGCGTGCCGCGTGTCATCACGCTTATCAACGACTGGGTGATCTTCTGCCAGCCCACGGGCGGGGCCACGAAGCCACGCCGCGGGCGGGCGATTCACCTGGCGTGGATCGACGAGGAACTGGGCGGGGCCAGCATGTGGGCGGCCGAAATCTCGGCCCGTCTGTTGGACAACGACGGCATTGCGATTTGGTCGGCCACGCCGGAGACCGGAGGCCCGGAACTGTACGAACTCAGGCAACGGGCCGATGACGGCGATCCCGACGTGGAACGACGTGGAAGCCTTCACTTTGCTGGTCGCCGACAACCCGTATATCCCGGAGGAACACAAGCAGAAGTTTTTCCGCGACCTGCCGGGGGAACTGCGGGAAATCAAGTACCACGGCAAATACCTGCGGGCCGGGCGCAGGTGCTATCCGCGATTCGACCCGGACGGCATTCACGGCTACGACCCGCATGAACTGCCAGACGACTTGACCCGCTTCCTGGCGGTGGACCCTGGCCCGCAGCGGTGCGGGACAGTGGTTGTCGGCGTTGATCGTGACGAGCGCTACGTGTGGGTGCTCGATGCTTTCGCCCTGCGGAATGTCGATGCCCAGCAGTGGGCCGATGCCGTGCTGGAACGCCACGGCAAGCATAAATTTGAGGCAATGGTGATCGACCAGCAGCGGGGAAAGCAGCACCACGGCATTGCCCGCAGTGTCGCGGAATTGCATTCCGACGCCCTGGCCCAGCGTGGAATCATTCCACACGTTCGCGGTCACGCCCCCCACATGGGCATGTTCTTCCCGGGCACCAAGGATGTGCCTGCCCGAGAGGAACGAAATCCGCAAGGCCGAGTACGACGCCAAGGGCAAACGCCGCCGTGCCCCGAACATGCCCGAGGATTTGCTGGTCTGTCTGGAATACTTGACCGGCCTGGACCCGTATTACCGGGAGCGACCGCCGTCGCCGGAGCCCAAACGATCCGCCGTCGCTGAGGCGGCCGAGGAATATCTGGAAAGCCGCCGTCGCCGCCAGAGGCACGCCGGAATCACCCTTGGATAGGAGCCAGCCATGCGCGATCCCGACACATGGGAACTGCCCGAACTTCACATCGGAGACACCGCTGTCTGGGCACCCACGCCTGCCCAGTTGAACTCAGGCTATTCTGAGAGCAACGTCGTGCCCTGTCTGATCTGGCGGGTACACAATCGCACCGTGGACCTGCTGCTCTACAGCGGGCGGGTCATAGAGGCCGTCTATCATGCCGATGATCCGTTGGTCGAACACCAGCCCCAGTTGATGGAAGACGGTGCCGGCGTATTCCGGCCCGCCCGGCGCGAAGTGTTGCTGCGCGAGCTGGTACAGAAGGTCGCCGCGCAGGCCAAAGTGCTGGACGTGCTGGAAAAACGGATCGCCAGCCTGGAATCCCGCCGCAAATAACCGGAGGCGGTTGAATGACCGGCCTGGAAGGCCGAGCGCTGCTGGGACTTTCTGGGCAAGGACTTCAAGGCGCTTTACAAGGCATCCGGCGAGCCAGATGAACCCGACAGCCGCTTCCCGCAGCCCGAGCAAGTCCTTCACCGCACGCGGCGCAACTTGGTCGCCGAGTTCGTGGCCGTCATGCTGCCGTATCTCTACGATGACGTGCCTCATCGGCTGGTGACTCCGGCACGGCCTGAACTGCCACCGGAACTTCTCTCGTTTCTGCTCGGCCAGCCGGTTCCTCTGGGCACGCCCATTACCCCCGATGTCTTGCAGCAGGTCGATCCGCAGCGGCCGGGCGAATACGACCTGCGGGGCGAAAGCCGCAAGGCAATCATCGAAGCTCTGTGTATGGGCCGGGGGGTTCTCTGGCACGAACTGGTCGAAACGCCGCACGGGCTGGTTCCCGGCTCCTTTTTCGAGAGCGTGCGCAACTTCGGCATTGACCCCGACGCCACATGCGTGCGGGATGCCAGCTACATCTACCGCCGCCGCAGGCGACCCGTCTGGCAGGTGGCCCGCGAGTTCGGACTGGACCCCGACAAGCTCAGCGGTCAGTATCAAAGCTGGATGGACCGTGCCCTGTCGCCGGATGAGGGCGGCCCGGAGCTTACGGAGCGGGAGAAGGAAGAAATCCAGCAGCGCCGCGACCGGCGCAACGTAGTGGAATACTACGAAATCTACTCCCGCATGGGGCTGGGCCACAACTTCGTCGAGATCGACGAGGACATCCGCGACATCGCCGACGCGATGGAAGCGCTGGGCGATGACGTGTATATCGTGGTCTGCCCCGGCGTGCCCTATCCGCTCAACCTGCCGCCCGAGTTGCGCACTGCCAGCAGCCTGGAAGCCGAAATCAAGGCCAGACTGGAATGGCCGATCAAGTACTACGCCAACTACTCCAACCCGTGGCCCATGTCGGTCCTGGACTTCATGCCCAATACCGACGATCCCTGGGCCACTCCGCTCTTGGCGCCGCACTTGCCGCTCCTGGCGTGGCTGGATCATGCCTACAGCTACGCCATGAACCGCATTCGCACCACGTGCCGGGACATCATCGTATGTTCCGATGAGATGGCTGACCAACTGCGGAACGCCATCGTAGAGGGCTATGACCAGCAAGTGGTGGGCGTGCCCGGCAAGGTGCCAGTCGAGCTGCGGCAGCTCTTTGACATCGTGCAATTCCCGCCGGTCAACAGGGACTTGTTCGACATCATCGGCATGGTGGAACAGGCGTTTGCCAAGGCGACCGGCATGGACGCCCTGCTCTACGGCGGCGCCGCCCTGCGCACTCAGCCCCGCAGTTCGGCCGAGGTACAGATTCGCCAGCAGAACTTGCTCACCCGCCCGCAGGACATGGCCAATGCTGTCCGCGAGTGGCAAAGTCAGGTGGCCCGGGCCGAGGGCTTTGCGGCCAGAACGCAGGTCGATCCGCGCACCGTGGCGGCCCTGTTCGGCGAGCCGTATCAGGAGGCAGATGGCTCAGCCCTAATGCAAGCGCCGCAGATGGGCGCTTTGACGACGCTGTGGGCACAGCTGGTCTTGACGGACAACGAATGGTTGGCTGCCGCCGAATTGTCGTACAAAGTGGAAAGCGGTTCCGGCGCCAGACGAAACAAGCAGAAGCTCATGGAGGACGCGGCCGTATTGATACAGACCCTGTGGCCTGCCTACATGCAGTATGCCCAGGCTACGGGCAATACGGAGCCCGCCAATGCTCTGCTGGAAATCATCGGCCGCGCCTACGACATCGACATAGACAAGCTGAAGCTGCCGCCGGTGGCCCCGGCCGGACCTGGCGCCGGCCCGCCGCCTGGCGCACCGCCACCTAAGCCGTCCGCTGAACCGTCGCCGTGATCGTCTCGCACAAGTACAAGTTCAGAGGTGTACCTGTCGCAATTCTGCGGGCCAGACGACATCCTAACTCGCATTGCGCCGCATGTGCCGCCGCACAAACCGCGCAACGCTGCTGGGTTCATCAACCACACCACAGCGCGAGAGGCACGCAAAAAGCTCGGGCACGACATCTGGAACGAATATTTCGTGTTCTGCGTCGAGCGCAACCCATGGGACAAGACCATTTCCCACTACTGGATGGCCCGCCACAGCGCCGGCCAGCGGCTGAAATGGGAAAGCTACATTGCCCGCAAGCGGTTTCCCGTTGACTGGAAAATGTACTGCGACCCAACCGGCGAGCTGATCGTAGATCGCGTACTCCGGTATGATCGCTTGAATGAACACCTAGGCGAGGTCTGTCGCCAATTGGGCATCCCGTGGGAAGGCGCGTTGACGGTTCATGCCAAGAGCGAATATCGCAAAAATCGCAAGCATTACTCCACCTATTATACGCCAGAGCAACGTCAAATT